CAGTTACGGAAGGATGCTGAAGTTAAAGCAATCATCTCTTACGCTGATAGTGATTTCCATAGTGGTACAATCTATCGGGCTTGTAACTTTAAATATTGCGGACTCACAGACCCAAAGAAAGATTTCTACTATGCAGACGGAACTAAACACTCTAGAGGCAAAATTAAAGGTGCTGAAGGAGAATGGAAAGACCGCTCCCGCAAACACCGATATGTGATGATTTTTGATAAAAATCTAGAACTCTTATGGTAAAGTGTTACGAGTATTTTCTGTTCTTACAAGTCTATTACTAACGTACTGAGAAGACTTTTGATAGTACATAATATCTTTAAAGTCATTAACATATTGCTGTAGATAAATTCTTTTCAATACATATATTCCACGTTTCTTTTCATTTTGTTTGACTTCATATTCATAGTTTGATACCCCAGCAACAGGGTTCAAAGTAGTTAACGGATTGTTTGGGTTTGGTATTGTAAAGTTTGCATCAACAACTTTACCAGCAGGCAAGATAAGTCTGTTTTTTGAATCTTTAACTTCTGTAGTTTCATAAAATCTTACATCATTTAAAATTATTCCGTATTTTTCTTCAGAATAAAGATATAAGTCTTTATCAGAAAGTGGCCACTGGTCTCTTACGTTTGTAATGTTTGCAGATAGAAGCACAACCCAGTCATAGTCTGCTCTGCCATAAAGAACTTCTGCGACAGTATCTGGTCTAGCACCTGCAGGTATCTGATACTTATTGAAAAGAGTGAAGACATTTTGAAGGTCATCACGAAGTTTAACTCTTCTGAAAAGATTTTTTGCAGTTACATAGTCAAGAGAAGAGTTGCGATCAGAAACTGGAGACTGATATTGTAGATCTGGTAGTTCTCTAAAGTACGACATCTTAGTAACCTACTCCGATTTGTCCCTCATCCGTATCATAATCTTCAGCGTAAATTGGATTGAGTTCTTTGAATGTTAAAGTCATATTCATGTGAACTGGTGTTCCATCTTGATAGGTAGCATATGTTCCAGATCCAGTGTATGAAAGGGTAATATCAAGAAGAGCACAAGCTTTAAATCTATTTAAAAATGGATGTGCTTTGTTTCCACTCTTGTAAGAAATGAGAAATACCTTTGGTGATTTAATAAAGATACCACTCGCAATTGGTCCTCCGCTACTGTTTGTTCTTGGGACCATTGATTGTTTAAATGCTCTGATAATACTTTTAACCTCTTGTGCCTCCTTTCGGTCTCTTGGTGCAAAGTCAAAAGTAAATGGAAAACTTCTAATGTTAGAACCTTGGAATAATAGTTCTAGGTTTGGATTTAGAATTTGTCCAGTTGCTCTACTCAAGATACTTTCATAACTTACGTTTCCACCGAAAGCATTAACAATTGCCCCACCAACTACACTTGATATAACATCTTTATTTGCACCCAAACCAGTGATAGCATCTGAGGCAATTTTTCCACTTGTTACAGATTTAATAAAACCACCAATTACTCCACCTGGATCTTTTAAACCTTGTGTTGCCGCTTGAAGACCAAAAGATTGAAGTGGATTTAGACTATCATCACCCCAAGTAATTTGATTAGTATCTGATAAATTTTGAGGTATTGGTAAGGCAATATAATAATCTGCTTTTGTCTGTGATGAATAAAGACTACTTCCTTGAGTTAATTGTGCAATTCCACCACCAATTATATTTGTTTCATCCTTCCCTTCAGAGTTTTTTGTAGTCGTTGTTTCAATTGCAGTTGGTGTATATCCAGGTGGATTATAATCTACAATTTTTATTTCTAAATAATCGCTTTTACTTTCAATTCTTTGTAGGGGATATCTATAACTTTTAGTTTTGGTTTCAGTAGTCTTCTTGAGAGCATTTTCTCCAGATAAATTAACATCTGGAATTTGACCCTGTGAAGCAACTCCAAATGTTGGATTTGAAAAAAAGTCCACTGTTATCTATTTTTTTAACTATTTAGACGGATATTTGCAAATGGTAACTCTTGTAGGTCTTTTACTTCTGCAGGATAAACTTCATAGATCTTCCCAGGTATTTCATCCCAAGTGTATTGTCTTGTTTGTTCCCAGTGGAAGTTGATACCACGAAAACCCCATGAGAACACATCCGTTACTGCAACAAATGGGTTTTGATCATATTGGATACCTGGAGTTTTGGGGCGATAAACAAAAATATAAAACTTACCAGGAGTCGGAACTTTTGGAGACTCTTGAATAACTTCAAGCAGTTCAAGCATAATATCATCAGCACTTTCTGTTCCAACAAGACCGTCAACAACCGCACGAACTCGGTTGCGATTACTATCAGTATCTGTGACTTTTTTTTGTTGCCTTTCCTTAAGACTCTTTCTAGGCATTACTTAATGTTAAGTTCGTTTTCTGTGAGCACTTTGAATTCATATCCCCTGTCCGCACACCATTCTTTTGCTGCTTCCCACTTTGCCTGGTTTTTAGCATACTCATATGCCTCATAAAGATATTTTTTAGTTTGCCTTTGAGGTTTTGGTGGAGGCGCAGTCTGTTTATGTGGTTTAATTTCAATCAGATACTTTTTAATATGACCAGTGCTTTCTTTAACTTTGATATAGAAGTCTGGGAAATATCTATGAGGTTTTGAGTCGATAGGGGAACGATACCAAATAAACAATTCTTCAGAACCCCATTCTAAAATGTTTGTATTAGTGTCACAATATCTGCAAAATTTACGCTCCCATAATGATCTGTATATGATATTGGTTGGATCTCCTTTATACTTGTTTGGATATGACGGTTTATATTTTCCTTTATATGACATCTAAATAACTATAACAATTCCATATAAGATATTTAGAGTGCCTACTCCAAGAAGGATATCGGATATCAAACCACTCATAACTAGCTTAGCACAGACCTCTCACTATGAAGTTATTTTTGGTGGACTATCTGCACCATTAAGAGGACATCTTGCATATAGAGGTATTGATGCTAACTTTATTGGTGAGAGTGTAGGTTTATTGTGTAACTCTGCAGTTCTTCCTGGAAGTTCTTTTGGTACTGCAGATATTGCAGGAAACTTTACAGGTGTCGTTGAGAAAATGGCGCACACCCGTCTGTTTACTCAAATTGATTTAGAGTTTTATGTTGACTTATCTTATAAAACTCTGAAGTTTTTAGAGCACTGGATGGAATTTATTTCTTTTGGTTCCGGAGTTTCTCCATCACAAAATGGATATTTCTTTAGGATGAGATATCCAAGAGAGTATAAAACTGATATGACTCGAATTATAAAATTTGATAGAGACTATTCCAAGCAAATTGAATATACTTTCTATGGACTATTTCCAATTGCGATGAACTCAGTTCCTGTTTCTTATGAGGCATCAAATATTTTGAAAGTATCAGCATCATTTAACTTTGACCGTTATGTTTGCGGTAAAACTACCAGTTATAGTGTGTATTCTGGAACTGATAATAATAAAGTTGGTATATTACCTACTGTGAATACAAGTCCTCCAGCTAACAATCAAATTCCAACTCAGAGAGAAGTTCTTGTTCCAGTATCTGCTGGAGCAGCTGGTGCTGGTGGAGTCAGATTTAGAAGAGTTGGACAAACGGTAGCAGAAGCTATAAACACAGATACACTCAGAGAGTTCTACAGATAATCCTCTAAATAAAAACAACTGAACTTGATAGGATATTATGCCTTTACCAACAATTTCGACTCCAACTTATGAACTTGAGTTGCCTTCAAACAAAAAGAGAATTAAATATCGTCCATTTCTAGTTAAAGAAGAAAAGATCCTTATTATTGCGATGGAGACTGAGGATCCAAAACAAATTGCAAATGCAGTTAAAGATGTAATTTCAAACTGCATTTTGACCAGGGGTATTAAGGTAGATGATCTTTCTACTTTCGATATCGAATATCTGTTTCTTAATATTCGTGGAAAGTCTGTTGGTGAGGATATTGAAGTTCTGATTACTTGTCCTGATGATGGAATGACCCAAGTCCCAACTCTCATCAACTTAGATGATATTAGAGTTCAAATCAGTCCAGAACATACTAGAGATATTAAACTGGATGAACAACTAAGTTTGAGAATGAAGTATCCTTCGATGAATGAGTTTATCAAGAGTAACTTTAATGTTGAAGATTCTTCAGTAACTGTAAATGATACCTTTGAACTTATCTGCGGTTGTGTGGAACAAATTTATACTGAAGAAGAATCTTGGAGTGCTTCTGAGTATACTAAAAAAGAACTTCTAGATTTTCTAGAGCAGTTAAGTTCAAAACAGTTCAAAGAAATTGAAAAGTTTTTTGAAACGATGCCTAAACTTTCTCATACTATTACGGTAAATAATCCTAAGACTGGTGTAGAAAGTGATGTTGTTCTAGAGGGTTTAACGTCTTTTTTCGGGTAGGTATGGCTCACGAAAGTCTTGAGTCATACTTCAAAACTAATTTTGCTTTGATTCAGCACCATAAATATTCATTGACTGAGCTTGAAAATATGATACCTTGGGAAAGAGAAGTTTATGTTTCTCTACTCCAAAACTTTATTGAAGAAGAAAACTTAAAGAACAAAGCAAATGGCTGAATTGGCGTCACCAATTTTAGGTGGAATAAACAGTGCTAGAGGAATGATGTCCCCTAGAGTAATGAGTGGCGCCGCAGAACAGCAAAGAGAAGCAGAAAGACAAGTTGTACTTTCATCAGTATCAAATCTAGTTGGTGGTTTAAGTACTAGACTTGATAAAATTGGTTTACAAATCAACGACCTTGGAAGATCACTTCAAGTCGTATCAACATCTATTACACAAAACTCTTTTCTAGAAAGACAGAAAGAGGCAATTGAGCAAGAAAGAGAAAGAAGGATTGTTGAACAACAACTCAGAGAAGGGCAAGAAGCATTAGTAGAAAGAAAGATTGAAAATGCGACTGTTGCTCCTGTCCAGAAAGCAGCAGTTAAAACCCAGTCAGCACTCTCACGTTTGATGACTTTCTTCTCGTTGTTATTAACGGGATGGTTAGCACCAAAAATAATTCAAGGTATTGGTGCAGCAGCTAAGTCTACGGTTCAGCAACTGACTAATGTCAAAAACCTGTTAGGTAAAGGTTTTGCCTCAGCAGGAAATGTATTCGCAAAGCTTACACAAGGTCTTAGAAATATTGTTGGGTCTGTTACGAGAACAACTTCAAGAGTAACTCAAGCAATTGCAAACGGTCTTTTCAAATACCCCATTCAAGTTTTAAGAGGTGCTGTTAGTGCTGCTGGGAATCTTATAGGAAAACCAGCAGCTGCAGCAGCTACAGCACTAACTGCTGCTACAACAACAGCACCATCTGTATTTAAACTTGTAAAATCTGCTGTTGCAAATCCATTCATACAACTTGCTGCTGGAACTGGACTCAATATGTCTCAAGGTTCTCCACTTGGGCAGTCAGTTGCAGGTGCAGGTACAGCAGCAGCGGGTCTTTATGGTTTATCCATGATGCCCATGCCTCTTTTTATTAAATTACCTCTTGGTATCATAGGAGCAACATTTTTAAATCAAAAAGGACAAGACTTATATTCTCAGTTCAAACCAAAAAGTAATCCACTTGCTGGTTTTAATATGGATATGGATTTATCAACTATGATGCATGGGAGTTCTCAAGTTGCATTACCTGTAGCGCAGGTTCAATCATCGACGCCATCAACATCCGTGATGAGAGCAGATACAATTGGACCAGCGGCAGAGCCACAAACAAATGTAGTTGTAACTGCTCCACAACAACCAGCGACTCAAGTAGTTCCAACATCTACAAATCCATTTGCAAACGAAATTCCAAATATCTCATCATCGAATGCTGATAATTTCTACGTTTATTATTCGATGGTGAACTATAATGTGGTGATGTAAGATGAGTATAGCACGCATTAAAGTTACATCGAGTAGACTTTTTAAGACTGCTGATAATGTTGAGAGAAGAACAAACGAATCTAAAAAGATTGCTGGTGGAATTGGAAGAACTCTAGCAGCACAGTCTGTTTTTAAAAGACAGTCAATTGCAAAGAGAAGCAATATCTACCAGAAGAGAAAAGATGGAATTCGTAGAAGAGAGCAAAGAGATTTATTTCAGGCATCAAAGTCAACAAGTTCGATAGGAAGAATAGGAAAGGTTGTTACAAACTCAACAAAAGGTTTCCTTGGTAGAGTATTAGATGCAATTGCTCTGACTATGGTTGGTTGGGCACTTACAAACCTACCAACTATTATTTCATTATCGCAGCAACTTGGTGAAAGAATGAGTAGAATGTCTGGTGTTCTGTCGAGTTTTATGACGAACACGTTTTCAATTTTACAAGAGATAGGAACACTTTCTGGTGTTTTTATTCGAAACTTGGTTGCATTTGATTTTGATGATATGGGCAAGCAAGTTGATAACTCTCTTTCAAAAGTTCTCAACTCGTTTAATAGAATGGAAATTGACTTTGCGAATGCTTTACGTTTACTTCTAGAACCATTTGACTTTGAGACAAAAGAAGAACTACAACCACCATCAGGAGCTCCTATACCACCAAGAGAAACAACACCTTCTACAAGTAATGAAACTTCATCTATAGGAACAAAGG